ATTTTTGTGCGTTTTACTAATGTTCTGGTCAGCGTTGTTGTCCATTCTTCTAGGGCTACATCATCATAGCCTTGTCGCTTCCATTTATCGTATGCGTTTACAGCAGACCTAAAAGAATCATGATGCTCTTCAACTCCACCAACCCACACTACATAAGTTTTCGTAGTTTCCATAGGAAATTCATTCATCTAATTCTCCTCTCTTATTGCATGGTCGAGTATCTTTTCTTCTGTTGCCTTGTCAAGATGTTCGTACCATGCTTCTAATAACTCCCATTGTGTATCAGAGCATATGTACCAATCATCTTCTTCTTCAGTGTACATTGCACAATCACTACAATCTGTATCTGGTTTGAACTTGTCTGCCAGGTTGAAGTCAATTCCCCAAAAATGTAGTTCCAGTAGGTATCCTTGTTTGGGTAGGCAGTCAAAGGTTAGTCCAGTTTTGCCAAAGTATCTTTCTTCCCACTCCTCGTCAGTTAATGTTAGGGAATATTCATATTCTTTTTTTGCTTTAATAAGTTCTAGTGCCATTTAATTCTCCTTTCTTGCCTGTATAGACATATGTGTTATGTCTATCATCTCGCTATGCCAATCGTGGTTCGCTACTTTATCTTCAGGTACTACATACACGTTAAGCAATGGGTCACCCCCATCTCTAAAGTGGTTAACAACAATACCAATCCCACTATCAGGGTCTTCAAAGTAATCCCATTCGTCATAATCTCTGCTTCCTTGTTCCTTTAGCAATGAATCATAGTCTCGCTTCAGGTTATCGTACATTTCTAAGATATCTGTTTTCATTGTTCTTCTCCTGTTTAATTTATTGTGGAGAGGGGGAACTCCCCCCTCTCCATGATCCTATTGTTAGCTGAAAAACGGATTGAATATTCCGATGGTATTAAACTCGGAATTCATGAGTTCAATCGGGTGATGGTTTTCTGGTTCATAAATCCAGTCTCCCCAGAAACAATCCCCTTTGCCGTCACATGGGATAGCATCTGCAATGTCATACCCCCTAGCTTCTCGCAAGGTTGATTCATTCCAACCATGAACGCCCCCAGAGGAACACGTTTCCCAACTGTACCCAATGGGAGGGAAGGATTCATAGTGATTGTTGCCACCCCATACTGCACCTTCATAGCGGACTATAATCAGCCCGTTTCTTGCAATCCCGTATTCCCCTGTTCGTAACTGCTTAGTCATGCCATTGCGTTCTGCTTCCTTCATGTATTCCGCTTGTGTTAATTGTGACACTTGAGTTCTCCTGTTTAAATATTGGTTCCGGTTTCCATCTCTGCTATTCAGTTGTGTTGCTTCATAGGCTCTCCCCCTTTTCTTTTTCTTCTCGTATTGCCTGGCGTAGTTCTACTTGACCGAACAGTATGGCTCTCCTGTCAACAAAGCACTCGTGAATCTGTGTTTGTATTTGATCCAACAGGCTTTGGATTGAGAGTTCTTGTTTCCTTAGACAATCTATTTGTGTGTTAGCCCTAGTCATTTTGATTAGAGCTGATTCGTACTGGTCTTGTAGGATCTGTAGTTTCTCTGGCATCATGATTGCACCTCTTTCTAAATTTATAATACCTGTTCAGATGTTGTATCCGGATAGAACTGTTTAACTACATCTATTAAATGTGTTGTTAATGTTTTCGTGCCGTTTAGATAGCATATAAACTTAGCATCTAAACTGACAGGATACATTAGGTCATTACCCCATACGTTTTTGACTCTGTACGTTATGTTCATATTCTTATCCTCTACTTTCTATTTGATCCATGAGAGCCTGTAGTTGTTGCCTTAATTCATATGTGTCATTGGAGACAAGCAACACACCGCGATACTCGACTGCATATTTTTCTCCTGTTGGTGGCAATCCCTTTCTAAAGTATTCACAATGCTTACCAATATACTCACTCGCTGTTTCACTGTTTGTGCTCATGTCTCTTATCCTCTTTTCTTTTCTATATTTTATCTTAATGGAAACTCTAAGACTTCTTGAGTCCATGCTCTGAAAAACTTGAGTGTATCTCCGATAGGCTTGATTTCTTCTATCATCACTACTGCATAGTGTCCAGCGTGTGACACTGTTGTACCACGTGATGCCCAATGTGAACCTCCGGGAACTTTGACTACCACCACCCCGGTTTTACTGTCATATCCCTTTACTGTCATTGGTTTTGAGTTGCCCATGTCCACACCAGAAAATACTACCTCACCTCCTACTACCTTGCCGTCTAACATTGCCACTTCCATCAGTTTTCTACTCATATTCTTATCCTCTACTTTCATGTGTATATTCTTCTATCACTTCATGGCAGTCACCACACGCTAGGTATTGTGTGGGATTTTCTGCTATAAAGCCTTCGTCAAACTCTTGCCATTCATCAGTACTAAATAACGGGTGTACTAGATTGCCTTCGCTGTCTACTTGATCCGTATAAATACCATACCGGTCGACTCGCACACTTTTATCATTCGCATTGCTAAATCTAACGTCTCCAGTGTGAAAGTATGCAAATCTTTTTACTGTACATGGTATGCAATGGTAATCGGCTTCGAATGTGTAAGCTATTATGTTCATGATTCTATCCTCTTTTCTTTTCTATAATTTACCAAAGATAATTAAATTGCCAATATCGTCTACGCTTAGAGTGTCCATATGGTTCATGGTCATATCTCGCGCTATCGTTTCAACGCTTTTACCACCAAACATATCTGCCCAATCTGTACCAGTATTTCCGGTAATTACACAATTATTTCGTATCCATTGCACAGCATTTTTATACTTTGTTTCGTAGTCTGTTATATGTCGAGTACAGAATATATATTTGGCTCCAAACTGCACAATTTTTGTTCCCTCTGGTAAGCTATCTGATCTGTTGTCTATTTCTGAAACATATCCTGTACTACCAGTTGTTCCCTCTCTGTAATGTAATGCAATGGAGCCATCAGGGAATAAGTAATGAGATTGGCTATAGTCTAGGTCAATCATGCCATCAAACCCGCCGGCTTCGTATTGTTCAGTGATTGCCTCAACGTCCTTTCTCAACGGTCCATCTTCCCAATGAATTGTTATACAATTATGATCTGATCTGACTGAGAAAACCTGTTTAGGAAAACTAGCTTTTAACGCTTTTCTAATATGTTTCGCTGTATCTTTTGAACTAATATATATTTTTTCCATTTTCTACACTTCCATTTCTTCTAAAATTTCTAATTCTTCCAGATCCTGGTCAGTCTCTGTACTTTCAAAATCCAAGTCTATCAATATATCCATTATGCTCATTTCTTATACTCCTATTTTTTCTATATTTGTGTTTATCTTCTACCAGTCAGTGAGTAACTTTTACTACTTCTATGATGTGTTCGACTAGTTCCGTTTAATTGTTTGTTATATTCTCCTTTCGTTTTTGTTGGCGGTTTGACTGTGCAATCATGCACGTTTCTTAGTGACCGGTTTAATGTGTCTATAGCTACTATTATCATGTTTGAATTTCCTTCCTGATGCCATACCTTACCAGTATTGATAAAGTATGACATCAAGTTATATTGTCTGTATATTGTCTATCGCTTTACCTTCAAAGCCATTGGTACGTCTAGAATGTGCTTCAAATCGTATCTGATATTCTTCATTTGAGTTTCTATATCGTCACCATACCAGTTTAGGTATTCCTCTAATACATTCAAAAGTCTACTTTGTGGACATATAAACTTTTGATTCTCATGCCTACCTATCTCCTCTCTACTAAGATACCATCTACTATCTTGTATTCTCTCGTAGTCGTTAATACCATATGCCATGTTGCTATCTCCTCTATCTATATTATTGGCTACCCTGAGCCACTGACAAGACTACAGGAATATCTATAATCTGTCAAATCAGGCACGAATCTGGGGTGTCTTGGCGTTTCGCATAGGTTAAATGATAGGGAGGTTTTGAGTGGCAGTACCCCCACGAATGACGTTGACTCTCTTTAGTATATGTAATAAAATACTCAGGGTGAGTTTCCGAATAGGGAGCTTTTTATGCGAATCCACGCTACCCTGTTGAGGGGTATGCTTACTGACTGGAAGCAGTCTGGTCAACTGACTGAAGGGGAAGTTGATCGATAAGCAAGCGGGACTAACTGAAACCGGACTTTAAAGAGGATCGGTAGTAGGGAAAAGACTGAGATTACACCAGGATGATGTAATTAAAGTATGAGCGCAGAACATGTACATATGTACATATATATATTATATAATATATATATATATAAAGGAGAACTTATGCTTAAAATAAGTTCTCCTTATTAATTAATATTAATAAAAAAAGAGTTGTTTTAGTGACAACTCTTTTTTATTATTCCCTTCCCCTCCCCCTTACTGTTGTAAGAAAGAAAAGAAAAACTAAGCAAAAGAAAAGAAAGAGGCGGTTATGAGTAGAAAGCAGCGGAAAGATTCTATATATCTTAATGAAGCGCAGGAGAAGTTTGCGATGCTGGTAGGATTAGAGGGTAAGACGTATGCTGAAGCTGCTGTAATAGCGTATCCTCAGATGCAACCGAAGGCGCAGCTAAAGAATTCGTGGAACCTTGCGAATGTTCCGAAGGTGGCAGCCCGGATTGAAGTTTTGCGTAAACAGAAAGAAGAAGCTGAAACAAACGCTCGTGTCGCAATTATGGAACGGGTTGAGACTAAGAGGATAATGGCGAAGATAGCTGATGTTGAGGAGCGTGAGGCTTTCTGGACAGAACTTATGCGTGATGGTGGTGAGAGAACCCGTGACAGGCTTGCTGCAAGTGAGCTGCTTGGTAAGAGACAGAGAGACTTTGTTCATCAGGTTGAGTCGCAGACCTTAACTGCCAGTGTGGATCTGTCACAGTTTTCATTGCAGGACCTGAAGGATATACTTGCTGTAGTCAAAGAGAGAAGGATGTTATCTGATGGAACAGGCACTACTGAGTGAAAACGCCCTTGAACGTGAAATACTAAGCAGGGATCTTATTTCCTTTCTTGATTATGTCCGTATCCCTGACCCTCCCCCTTTCGGTAACGGCACAGCCGTATTTGAACCATGGCAGCATATTATCAGACTCCATGAAGCAGTAGAGGATGTTCCGGCAGGCGGTACTCTGCCTCACCTTAAAGCAAGAAAACTTGGCGTTACTTCCTACTTCGAGGCACGATTCGTGTGGATGGGTATATTCAGACATGGTGCTTTCCTTCCTGTTATATCGCAAGGTGAAGTGGAAGCTAAGAAGGTGATAGCAGATTGCAGATTCATATGGGATCACTTACCCGAACACCTTAAACCTGAACTGACTGTCGATAACGCAACTACCCTTACTTTCGATGGGGGTGGCACTATTCAGGCTTTTCCCGCAACCAGTAAGGCTGGTCGTTCATACACAGGTACTGAAATTCTGGTTGATGAGGCCGACTTCCATTCAGAGTTTGAATCATCATATAACGCTCTACTGCCTCTTATTCAGGACTCAGGCGGGAAGATGTTCGTTGTATCAACTGCTAACC